ATCTACTTCTTCACATACTCCAATAAGTCAATATTATATTCCTTCTAATAGTGTTAGTACTAGTGCAGCGACTAGTACAAGTAATATTAACTTCTATCAGGAAACTAACGAGTATAGTCCTAGTGAGAGTTTTAGCGGTACTTTATTTAATAATTATTATAGAGAATACATTAGAAGTATATTTGATATTAATAGAAGGCTAATAAGTATTAAGGCTTTTTTACCTTTAAAAATATTATACAAATTAAAACTTAGTGATATACTTTTAATTAATAATAGAACTTTTAATATAAACACTATACAAACCAATCTTCAAACTGGAGAAAGTGATATAGAATTATTAAATGATTTCTCACAAACTTTTTTACTATTAACAGATGTATTTTTTCAAAATGTAGGTAGAGATGTTTTTTATAAATCAAATGTTGGAAATGCAGAAAATCTAAAAAATGGAGACATAATTTACGCAGACTCAAATTTAACTATTCCTCTTGGAGCAGGAACATACACACAAACAGGAACAGGAGAAACTACAACTCACTGTCCTAATAACGGAACTGCTATGGCTATGACTCTTAATTCAAGTGGAGCTATAACTTCCATAAGTTGTGCTTTACCTTAATATAAAATTATGATTAAAAAAATAATAGAATTACTAAAATATGCAAATGGAGAAACTGAAAATATTAGGTTTGCTCAAGGTTCAAAAAAACTAACTACAAATTTTAGAGATGTTAAAAACAAATTAAAAAAAGAAATAAAATGGGAACTTCAATCCAAAGAATAAAAGTAGAAGGAGCTGAAGAAGCAAAAAAAGAAATAACTAGCGTACAGGGTGCTTTAGATGCTTTTAATGAAACTACAGACGAGAATAGAGATGCAGTTTCTTTATTAGATAAAGCTACAGGCGGAGCTATTACTAAATTTAAAAGCTTTCAAAAAGGTGTAACTCAAGGTATAGTAGCGGTTAAAGGATTATCAAAAAGTTTTAAAGGAATGAAAACTGCTTTGATAGCCACAGGAATAGGAGCTTTTGTTGTGGCTCTAGGTTTAGTAGTTACATACTGGGATGACATAGTAGATTTTATTACAGGAGCATCTGAAGAACAACAAAAATTAAATGACAAAGCTGATCGTACAGTAGAATTATTAGATCAAAGTTTAGGAATATTAGAACAACAAATTTCTATAGCAAAATTAAGAGGAGAAAGTGCAAAAGACTTAGTTAAAGAATTACGAAAAGAATTATTGCTTCAACAAGAAATTTTAAATAAAGAAATTGAAAGAAGAACAGAACAATTAGAACAACAAAAACTTGACGATCAAAAATTAACGTTTATGGAAAATTTAAACGTTGGTTTTAATATGGTTTTTAATACTCAAAAAGGAATTAACAATTTAATAAAATTTCAAAATGATGAAAGTGAAGAACAAAAGAAAAAACAAAATGAAATAACTAAATTAAAATCTAAATCATATAGTATAGATCAAAAGTTAGCTAGATTAGATAAAGAGGAAACTGACAGAAAAAAGAAAAATATAGAAGAAATTGAAAAGAAAAAAACAGAAGCAAAACAAAAAGAACTAGACGATATAAAAAATTCTGCTAAACTACAAGAACAAATTGACGATGCTCTTATAATAACTAAAGAAGAAAAAAGAGCAAAAGAAAGAGCTGATATAAATAAGCATTATGAAGATTTACTCTTTGATTTAATAATGTCAGAAGAACTAACAGAAGAAACTGAGTTAGCATTAATGGATGCAAAAAGAGAAAAGTTATTACAAAAACAAGCAGAGTTTGACGAAGAAGATGCTGCAAAAGAAGCAGAGGATAAAAAGAAATTTCAAGATCAAATTGAACTTAATATAAAAGAAAAAGAAGAAATTTTAGATGCTGAGTTAGAGCTACAACAAAAACAACGAGACTTTGCTACAGATACTTTAGATAATACTGCTAGATTATTTGGAGAAGAAACTAAATTAGGTAAAGCTGCTTTATTAGCAAAACAATTAATTGCTGCTAAAGCATTTTTAATAGACATAGGAGCATTAAAAAACAAAGCTAGTATAACAATGGCAGAAGCTAACTTAGACGCTGCTAAAGGTGGAGAAGCCGTAGCTAGTGGATTAGGAGAAACTTTAAAATTAGGTTTTCCAAAAGCTATTTTACCTTTAATTGCTTACGGAGCAACTGCTGCAGGTGTAATAGGTGGAATTATAAGTGCAGTTAAATCTACTAAAAAAGTTGCTGCTAGTGTTGGAGGTTCTGCTTCAGGTTCTAGTACAACTCCTCAAAAGCCTACATTTACTCCTCCTGCTTTTAATATAGTAGGTCAAAGTAATACTGACCAATTAACTGAAGCTATTACAGGACAAACTCAAGAACCTATAAAAGCTTTTGTAGTAAGTAACGATGTAACTACTGCTCAAAGTTTAGATCGTAATATTGTACAAGGAGCGACAATAGGTTAAATACAAAATAAATAATTAAAACGTTAAATAAGTATGAAGATAGTAGAATTGATTATAGACGAAGACGACGAGTACGCAGGTATTGACGCAATCAGTATCGTAGAAAGTCCTGCTATAGAAGAAAACTTCGTAGCACTAAACGACCAAAAAGAAATAAAGCTCAAGTCAATAGACGATGACAAAAAAATCCTAATGGGTGCTTTATTAATTCCTAACAAAACTATTTATAGAAAAGAAGGAAAAGAAGAGTATTATATATACTTCTCTAAAGAGACAGTAAAAAAAGCAAGTGAGTTATTCCTACAAAAAGGAAAACAAAATAATGCTACTCTAGAACATAAGTTTGATATTGACGGACTCACTTTAGTAGAGTCCTGGATAGTAGAAGACAAAGAAAAAGACAAGACGGCACTATACGGAATGAATGTTCCAGTCGGTACTTGGATGGGTGCGGTAAAAGTAAATAACGATGAGATATGGCAAGACTTTGTAAAGAGTGGAGAGGTTAAAGGTTTTAGTATAGAAGGATTCTTTTTAGATAGAGAAGAAAGACCTAAAGAAAAAATTAAAGACGAGTTTAATTCTGAAATTTCTGCAGGTGTTAAGTTATTAAAAATTAAAAAACTATTAATAAATGCCAGTAAGAAAAAGAACTAACAAAATGAACAGACGAAGTCAAGCTATGCCTTATAAAGAGCGTTGGAATCCTGCTAGTCCTTCTAGTAGTTCTAGAGCGTGTTACTGTAAAGACGAAAACACTTACTCAAGAGAGTGCTGCGATGGCTCACTGTGGGCTCAAGGTATTGGAGTAATTACTCGTATAACCTGAAAATGCAAAATATTTTTTATAGTTGTTAAATAGGTATGAGTGAACTAAGCAGGATTACAGAAAAATTGTTTAAGGACAATTTAAACTTCCCTCTAATTTTAAGACAAATAGATTCTAAGGTTAATCTAGAAGAGTACCCTTGGGACGAATGCATAGCAGATCAAACTAAAAGATATGGAGCTGAGGCTGCTCCTAAAATATGTGGATATATAAAAGAAAAATATGGCAATTAGATTTAATCAAGTTATTCTAGACAAACTTCATAAAAACAAAACTAAGCTTTCTAAAAAAGTAGACTTAAGCCTTAAGAGTGATGTTGAAAATGCTATAAGTGCATTATCTGGTTATGATAGTTCTCAGTCAGATTTAGACAAAGTAGTCGATATTGCTAAAAATTTTAATAGTTTATTAGAACAAATAAGACCTATAGCTAGAGATTTTATTAGTGAATATGAAAGCTTAAAAAGTAGTAATAACAATTTAAATAACGATACAATAGATTTAAAAGAAAGTATTTTTGAATATCAAAACGGATTAAGAGAATTAGGTTTAGATGATATGTCTAATGAAGTTAGAGAATATTACGATATTTTAAATAAATATGAAGTTTTAGATAGTGTAATTTATAATTATAACTATGAACAAGAAAGTTTAGTTGGAGTAGATTTTATCAGTTTATTAAGTTGGGCAAATGATATAGAAAATTAAAATATAAATTTATATGAACACAAAACAACTAATACTAAACAAACTAAAAAACGCTAGAAAAGAAAGTCTTTCTAAAAAAGTAGAATTAAGCTTATTAGACGATTTTAGTTTTGGTCAATATAATGAGTTAGAAGAACAGGTTAGTGCTTTAAGCTATAATGTTAATGAGTGGTTTCCTGAAAAGTTTGATCAATGGTATGATATAGGAAGAGACATTTATGCAATATATTTTCAAAATGCAGAGCCTTTTCCTACAGAGACAGATTTTAATAACGACTTAGAAATTATAGAAGAAATATATAGAAAATCTGAAGAGCTAGGAATTTCTGCAGACACTATCTATCCAAGTATAGAAGAACATAAAAGATTATGTGAGGAAGGACAAGTTTTATTAGCTGAGTTTGCTAGTCAAGGAGAAGAATTTTTAAGAGAATCAAAATCAGTATAAAATATGAAAGCATTAAAAAACATACTTAACAAATTATACTCTGAAGACAATAAAGTTTTTGCAGTATTAAGCACAAAAAGAAAAATAGACTTATCCTTAGTAGATGACATTGAAAATGAAGTAGATAGATTCGAGGCTGCTGAGTCTGACGCTAGTTACTTAGCTTACGAGTTAGGAGACGAAGTAATAGACGCTTACGATGACTTTATAATGAAATATAATCTAGACGACTATGTAATTAACGGAAATGTAAGAGACTTAGAAGAAGCTGCAGAAATATTAAAAGTAATGCTAGATAAATTAGAAAAAGCAGCAGACGAGTTAGGTCTAGCTCCTAGTGAAGTATACTACGATTATGACAATTTAAAACAAAGAGTAGATAATGCTCAGAGTTTGTCAGACGAAGCAAAATCTAAATATAGAGAAGTGACTGACTATACAGGAATAGGAAATTTCTGGAATTAATAATAAACATTAATAATTAAATAATAAATAATGAAAGCAAGTGAAATGTTAAAAAAGATCAACACACTCCTAGGAGTTAATGTTGAGCTAGAAGAACTTATCTTGGATAACGGTACGAGAATCTTTGCAGACTCCTATGATAAAGGAGAAAGCGTTTTTATCGTAACTGACGAAGACGAGAGAGTTCCTCTACCTGCAGGAGAATATATGATCGAAGATGGTCGTATGTTAATTGTAAAAGAAGACGGTATGATAGACGAGTTAAAACTCGAAACTGTACCAGAAGCTGAAGAAGAAGGTTACAAGGACGGAATTAAAGATGAAAAGGAAGACATCCGAGAGGATATGGAAGAAGAAGTAATAGTTGAAGTGCCTGACGAAGTAGCTCCAGAAATGGGAGATATTATTGCTGCAGTAGTAGAAGTAGTAAGTCCTATTATTGAGGAAGTAAAAGAAGAAATAGAAGAATTAAAAAAGAAATATGGCGAAGTAGACAAGGTAAAAGAAAAAATGTCTAAACAAGCTTCAAGAAAGCCATTATCTTCTGCTCCTCCAAAAAAGAACGACACTTTCCTGTATGGTCAAAATAGAGCAGAGACTACACTGGATAGAGTTTTACATAAAATAAGTCAAATCAAAAAATAATAATAAAAACAATGAGTACATTTATACACACAAGTAACGATGACGTAAGAGTACAAGTATCACAAAATACTATTTCTGCATCATTATCAATTCCTGCAGGAGACGCAGGAGTAGACCAAAACGTTGCAACTGACGCACTAGTTATTTCTCTACCTCAGATTCATTCTGAAAATTTAGGATTAACATATTTATTTAGAAATACAGGAGCAGACGGTAACAACATAATCACTTTAAGCCCTCACTCAACAGATGGTTTTCACGGAACTATCGCTAACGCTGCTGCAGATTCAGTAGCAAGTGGAGTAGTTAACAAAGACTGGGTAAACACTAAAGCAACTGCAAACAGTGGAGACTATGTAATAATCAGAGCCGTAGCTTTAACAAAGTGGTTTATTGTAGGCGGAGTAGGAATATGGGCTTCAGAAGCATAATAATTAATAAATAAATAAATAATAAAATGAAAAGAAATATACAATTAGGTACAACTACTTCGATTACTACAAGCTATTCTGGAGATTTCGCAAATCAGTATATTGCGGCTAGTCTTCTTTCAGCTAGTACAATTAATGACGGTGGTATTACAGTTAAACCAAATATTAACTATAAAGAAGTATTAAAAAAGGTAGATACTGGTTCTTTAGTTTCAGACGCTAGTTGCGACTTTAGTCCTAACTCTACTATCACTCTTACTGAGAGAATTCTAGAGCCTTCAAATTTACAGGTTAACTTACAAGTATGTAAGTCAGACTTTTTATCTGACTGGGAAGCTCAATCTATGGGGTTCTCTGGATTTAAAAATCTTCCTCCGAATTTTAGTGATTTTATCTTAGCTCACGTAGCTGCTGAGATCGCTCAAAAAACAGAGCAAACTATCTGGAGAGGAACTGCAGGAGTTGCAGGAGAATACGCAGGACTAGTTACTTTAGCTGCAGCAGACGCTTCAATTCCTGGAGGTCAAAAAATTGCAGCAGGAGCAGTAACTTCTGCTAACGTAATTGCTGAAATGGGGAAAGTAGTAGATGAGATTCCTTCAGCTTTATATGGTAAGGAAGACCTTTACTTATACGTTTCTCAAAATGTAGCTAGAGCTTATGTAAGAGCTTTAGGTGGATTCGGAGCAGCAGGACTAGGAGCTAACGGTGTTAATTCTATGGGAACTATGTGGTGGAATAACGGTTCTTTATCTTTTGACGGAGTTAAAGTATTCGTATCGCCTGGAATGAATGACAACACTATGTTTGCAGCTCAGAAGTCTAATATTTACTTTGGTACTTCTTTAGTAGGCAATATGAATGAAGTTAAGCTATTAGATATGGCAGACCTTGACGGTTCACAAAACGCAAGAATTATTTGCAGATTCAGTGGTGCCGTAAATTATGGTATTCCTTCAGACATCGTAGTTTATTCTTAATAAATTAAATTAATCAAAAAATTAGGGTAGGAAGGGTTCAACCTACTTACCCTTTTTTTTATAAAATATATAAATATGAGTTGTACACTATTAGAAAAAGGTAGAAATTTACCTTGTATCAAATCAGTTGGAGGAATTAAGAGTATAATTTTAGCAGACTTTGGAACTTTAGGAACCCTAGCGGTTACTGGAGCTGAAGTTACTACTATCAGTACTACCCCTGCTGCCTATAAATACTTAGTAAAGCCTGGTTCTTCTGGAATGGAAGAAACGATAACGGCTTCTGCTGAAAACGGAACGGTCTATTACGACCAAAATGTAACTATACAATTACAAAAGTTAGACAAATTAACTCAAGCTGAGTTGCAAGACGTAGCTAAAGGAAATCCTCACGTTTTTGTGCAGGACTTTAACGGAAATACTTTTTTAGTTGGTGCTTATAATGGAGCAGATGTATCTGCAGGAACTATAGGAACAGGAACTGCGTTAGCAGATTTTTCAGGATTTAATATGACATTTACGGCTCAAGAGGTGCTACCTGCATTCTTTTGTGCTAGTGCAGTAGTTTCTGCTTTACAAATTGGAGCTGCAATAGACCCTGCATAAGATTTTTTTCTGTGTTTAGTTTGGATTAAGGGCTTTATAGCCCTTTTTCTTTATACTAAATATTTATTATGCAAAAAGTAGAATTATTACGTTATACTATTA